GACCGGATAACCGGGTCTCATAATATTAATAACCCTTGCTTAATAATAGGAGGAAATAAGATGGTTAGAAATACTTTGAACGTACCTCGTTCACTTTTTGTAGGCTTTGAAGGCCTGTTCGATGAACTAGAAAGGATTCACACATCCGCTAGGTCAGGGAATGACAATTACCCACCACACAACATCGTGAAAGTCGATGAGGAACAATTCCTTATCGAGATGGCTGTTGCTGGATTTACTAAAGATGATGTTGAACTTGAAGTCAAGGATGGCATTCTTAAGGTAAGAGGTAAAGTTGAAAATGACGAACGTGAATATGCTTATAAAGGTATATCATCCCGCAAATTTGAGAAGAGCTTCCGTCTCTCAGAATTTGTCGTAATAGATGGTGCCGATTTAGAGAACGGAATACTAGTGGTGTATGCCAGAGTAGAGGTTCCCGAGGAAAGGCGTCCTAGGAAGATTCAAATAGGGTCTGCTGGGGCATCAAAGAAGAAGGAATTTATTCAAGAATAGATTCTGGTGAGCAGCGAAAACCTAGTAGATAAGTAATAAACTTTTTTACTGGAGAACAGCAATGAAAGCACTTATGCATTTCGTAGAAAAACACGAGGACATTGCGGAGGCCCTAGGAGGAGTAACTATCATGTTACTAACAGGAGGAGCAATATTAGGTATTGCACCGTCCATTATACTCATGACTAGTCAAAACTTCTAGCTTCCAATTGAAAACTCATGCGGGGGGAGAGCAGTCTCCCTCCACTTTTTTCAAAAAACACTGTACAAACCTATGATAGTATGGTATAATATATAATATACAAGGTGACAATTATATGATGAAATTCTACACAAACGTATCCCGATATGGCAATATGCTATTATATCGTGGTTATGAAAATGGAAAACGTGTAACACAAAAAATCAAATACGGTCCGAAACTATATGTTTCAACAAACCGTCCAACATCATGGAAAGCACTTGACGGAACTCCAGTCGGAGAAGTCAGATTTGAATCCATGCGAGAAGCCAAAGATTGGATTGGCGTAAACAAAGATGTAGCTGGTAGAGATATCTTTGGAAACACTCGTTATATTTCTACCTTTATTAACGATGAATTCCCTGGACAGATTGAATTCAATCGTAATCTAATTAACGTAACAACAATCGACATCGAGGTCGCATCAGACGACGGATTCCCAGAGCCAGATAGAGCAGACAATGTCATTACAGCTATTACTATCAAAAACAATATCGATAATACTTACTACGTCTGGGGACTCGGTGATTATAATGTTGAAAATACTATTATGAAAACCCACCGTGTGGTCTATAAAAGATTCGAACAAGAATCTAGTTTGTTAATTGATTTTATTGGCCATTGGGATTCAACAACACATTCACCAGATGTTATTACTGGTTGGAATACAAGATTCTTTGATATTCCATATTTACATAACAGAATTCTAAAACTTCTTGGCGAACAATTCTCTAAGCGACTAAGTCCTTGGGGAATGATTGAACGTAGAGAAATTACTAAACAAGGCAGAACACAAGTTGCTTATGAATTAAAAGGTATATCTAATATGGATTACCTAGAGCTATTCATTAAGTTTGGTTACTCATACGGTGCTCAAGAATCTTACAAACTCGACCATATTGCAAATGTCGTACTTGGCGAAAAGAAATTGTCATACGAAGAATATGGTTCAATTTACAGTTTATATAAAAACGATTTCCAAAAGTTTATTGATTATAATATCAAAGACGTTGAGTTGGTTGATAGACTAGAAGATAAGATGGGACTTATTACTCTTGCAATGACAATCGCATATAAAGCAGGTGTAAACTATTCTGATACTTTTGGCACAACTGCTATATGGGACACAATCATTTATCGTAAATTGACAGATAATAAAATGGTTGTTCCATTCTCAGAAGATAAAACAAAAACTAATTATCCTGGTGGTTTCGTAAAAGACCCATTGGTTGGTATTCATGACAACGTGGTCAGCTTCGACCTCAACTCACTATATCCTTCTATCATTATGCAATACAATATGTCACCTGAAACTATTGCAGATGGAGAAGTTACTAAAGTTGATATCGAAGCTGTCCTCACCAAATCACAAAACATCGACAATAAAGGCAAAGCCCTAGCCGCAAATGGACAATACTTCAGAACAGAAAAGCAAGGTATTCTTCCAGCGATTATTGACGACATGTATAACGAAAGGGTTGGCATTAAAAGGGAAATGATTAATGCTCAAAAGAAATTACAAAAGGTAGATAAAAATGATAAACAAGAGCTTTACTCGATTGAAAGGGAAATTTCACTGTCCGAGAATAGACAGATGGCAATTAAAATTCTTCTTAATTCTCTCTATGGTGCTATGGGGAATAAATACTTTAGATTCTTTGACCAGAGAATCGCAGAAGCAATTACACTCACCGGACAACTTACAATACGATGGGCCGAATATGCAATCAACGCCCATCTCAATAAAACCTTGCGAAAAGGAAAAACCTGGAAAGACTATGTCCTCGCAATCGACACAGATTCATTGTATGTATGCCTAGATGATTTAGTAAAAGCAATCAATCCACCTAATCCTATCGACTTCCTTGATAAAGTCTGTGCACAAAATCTAGAGCCAGTACTCGAAAAGTCATATGACGAATTATATTCTATGTTTGGTGGCATTGATAATCGTATGGTAATGAAACGAGAAGCTATTGCAGACAAAGGATTGTGGACGGCTAAAAAGCGATATATTCTAAACGTCCATGATAACGAAGGTGTTCGATATGCTGAACCTAAACTCAAGATTATGGGTATTGAAGCTATTAAATCGTCAACACCTGAGCCATGTCGTGATGCTCTTAAACAGATATTCAAAGTTATTATGAGTGGTAACGAAAGCCAAACTCAACAAGCTATTGACCATTTTAAAAATTACTTTAATACATTACAGCCACATGAAATTGCATTCCCTCGTGGCGTATCCAAAGTTAGAGAATACAAAGGTAATACAACTATTTACAGAAAAGGTACACCAATCCATGTCAGAGGCTCATTATTATACAACAGCCAAGTTGATGACCTTTCATTAAATAAAAAATACACAAAAATCAAAAACGGCGAAAAGATTAAATTCGTCTATTTGAAAACGCCAAATCGTATACATGAAAATGTAATCGCATTCCCTGATTACTTACCAGACGAATTTGGTTTACACAAATATATTGACTTTGAATTGCAATTCCAAAAAACATTCTTGGACCCAATTCAACCAGTATTGGATGCTGTAGGGTGGTCACCTGAAGAGATATCTACATTGGAGGATTTCTTTGGATAAACACTGTACATTTATTAATAAGTATGGTATAATACTACAAAATGGAGAAAACTTATGAAAGAACTAAAAACTGAACAACTTCTAGTAAGACTCGTATCAGGAGAAGAAATTGTTGGTGATGTTACATTAGGAACTGATTCACTTACAATTGAAAACGGTTATAACCTATTGCCAGGTGGTGAAGGTAAAATCGCTTTTATTCCTTTTATGGCTTACACAGAAGCACACAAAGGCGTTACAATTAGTAACAAACACGTATTATTTACGGTAAAACCAGTTGGCCAACTTGCTGACCAGGTTAACCAAATGTCAGGTAAAAAAGGACCATCAATCCAAGTACCTAACAAGGATATCATAGTACCAAAATGATAAAAACAATTGAACATGTAACAGATTGGATAAAGGCAGACGAAGTACCTACGCTATCAGTTCCTCAATATGAAGAATGGGTAACAGAATATGGCAAATTTACTGGTTCTAAAGACCCAGGAGGAAATCAAATCCATGGGGTATATCAATGGGCACATAAAAACGATTTAGAAAAAATTGGCGAAAAAGTTATTCACGGAGACATTGGATATATCGGAACCGCGCTTAGAGATATTATTGGTAGAACAAGAGCAGTCACTGTACCAAAGGGAGCACATCCAATTAAGATGCTTTTGGCAGCAGGTGATTATGATGTTGAAGACTTAAGAGTTAGATATCTATTTATTAAGAATGCAGCTGATACAGTTAAGTTTGCTAATGGTCGAAAGCTCGAGACATATTTACATGACGAAATGGATAAAAAATTTGGTTATAGATATAAGTGGGTAAATGCTCAACTGAGTAACGATAATAAACACAATTATGTTTTAAAGAATTGGAGAGAACTTACATATATGCAAGCAATAAAGATTCTACCAGAAGTAATTGAGATAACAAAACTATTAGGTGCAAATCATATTGCATCAGAAGTAGAACAAATAGTTAATGGAGACTATAATGAGTAAAGATTGGGTAAAAGACATATCAGATATGCACTACAAATATGGCGTAAAGATGTGGATGCACAAGAATAAAGACGATGCTGAAAAGCTACGTAAGTATCTAGAATTTAGAGTTAAGTTTATAAGAGAAGAACTAATGGAAACAGAAGCAGCTCTTACAAATAATGACCCAGAAGAAATTGTCGATGGATTAATTGATTTATGTGTTGTTGCTATTGGTACACTTGACGCATTCGGGATTGACCCATATAAAGCATGGGACGAAGTACTCAAAGCAAATCTTTCAAAAGAAGTAGGTGTAAAAGAATCTAGGCCAAATCCACTTGGATTGCCAGATTTAATTAAACCAGAAGGCTGGGAGGGTCCAGACCACAGCGGTAATCATGGTTTCTTTAACAATATTTGATTCGATATACGATAACAAAACTGAAAAACGAATGGACTACAATTCATTCGATGAGTTTGAGCAAGTTTTATATCGTTTAGCAGAACAGAAAAAGTATCTTAAGAAAAAAGATGCACCTTTAATTAGTCCAGCAATTTATAAGACCGAAACTACTCGAGCAAATTCCAATGTCACGGGCTGGGGTGGTTTCGGCATCCTTGATATTGATGACTATGATGGTGATGTAAAAGATATCGAAAAGAAATATTCTCAATACAGATATGTTTGTTATTCAACAGCATCATCTACTATAGAAAAACCAAAGTTTCGTTTAGTATTTCCACTAACTGAAGCTGTTCCAGCAGATAAAATCAAACACTTTTGGTATGCATTAAATAAAGAGATAGGAGATATCGCAGATGCACAAACTAAAGACTTATCCAGAATGTACTACGTACCAAGTCAATACGACGGAGCTTTCAATTTCATATTCTCACATGATGGAAAACTTATGGAACCAATGGCACTCATGGAAAAACACAGATACGTTGTACCAAATGAATCATTTTTCGATAAGCTACCAGATGCAATCAAAAAAGGACTCATCGAACACAGAAAAGGACAACTTAACAACACTAACTATTCTTGGACCGGATATATGGACTGTCCTTTTGTAAACAAAAATCAAGTTGAAGAATATAAAACAATTAATGGAACTGGCTGGTATAGTAAAATGTATCAGATTATGGTATCGACTGCAGGTAATGCTATGTCTAAAGGATATCCAATTACATCAAAAGAAATCGAGTATCTCTGTAGAGATTTAGATAATGATACTGGTAATTGGTATTCAAAAAGAGATATTGGTAGAGAAGCTGAAAGAGCTATAGAGTTCGTTTTTAGGAATAATATTTAATGGCAAGACATTTAGTAACAGGCGGTTGTGGATTTATTGGTTCACACTTAGTAAAAACATTATTAGATAGTGGACACGATGTATCAGTATTAGACAATCATTCTACAGGTAATACAAAACACAAAGGTGCTGCATATTTTTATGGCGATGCATTTTGTTTATTTGATATTTGGAGACATAGAGAAGATAAATTTGAATACATTTGGCATTTAGGAGAATACGCTAGAGTCGAAGCTAGTTTTGAAGATTATGAAAAAGTAATTGAATCTAATTATTTAACATTCCCAGCAGTATTACAATTTGCTAAACACCAAAATGCTAAAATAATTTATTCGGGTTCATCTACAAAATTCACTAGAGATAAAGAAGGCTCAACAATGAGTCCTTATGCATATACAAAAGCAAACAACACAGAGTATCTTAAAAATTATTCTAAATGGTTTGGCCTAGATTATACAATTGTATACTTTTATAATGTATATGGAGATAATGAAATTAATGAAGGTAAATATGCAACTGTCATCGGTAAGTATTTGAACCTTATAAGCGAAGGTGCTAAAGAATTACCAGTTACAGAACCAGGAATACAAAAAAGAAACTTCACACATATTAGTGATACTATTCATGGATTATTAGAAGCTGGATTAAAAGGTTACGGAGATGATTATGGAATTGCATCTGATGAAAGTTATTCAATTTTACAACTAGTAAATATGATGGGCTGTGGTGCAAAAATGGTTCAAGGAAATTCAGCAAATCGTTTAGATGCTGATGTTAAAAATGAAAAATTAAAAGACCTAGGTTGGTCGGCTAAAGTTTCAATAAAAGATTATATTAAGGAGAAATTAGATGAATAATCCAGACTATGGAAAAATCTCATTATGGATTGCAGCATTAGTAGTTGCAGTCTTAACATTACCTCATGCATTTGCTACTGAGGAAGAAGAAACTTATGACAGATATTGTATGGCACAAAATATTTATTTTGAATCTGCTAATCAATCATTTGCTGGTAAATTGGCTGTAGCACATGTTGTTATAAATAGAATGGAAGATTTACAATTCCCCAATACAGTATGTGGTGTAATCTATCAAGCCAAAACATTCACAAATTGGAAAGGCAATGAAGTTCCAATTAGAAATCAGTGTCAGTTTAGCTGGTATTGTGATGGAAAATCTGATGAACCGGTTGATTCCAAGACTTGGATTAAATCGCTTTATATTGCAGATTTAGCATTGACGGGAAAGTATAAAGATATTACTGAAGGTGCCTTATGGTATCATGCAGATTACATTCTGCCGTATTGGGCAGACCAACTTGAATATGTGACTCAAATTGATGACCACATATTCTATAAATAGGAAAAAAATTATGAAAATGTTAGCAGACAATGTATTAATAGCTGAAGTTGTAGAAGATAAACAAACAGCTGGTGGAATTATATTAACGGAATCAATTGATAAAGCAAGTAAACCTGGTTTAGTTCTATCAGTAGGTTCAGGAGCAAATGGCCAATTGAAAAGAGGCCAAAGAGTTTTCCTAGATTGGTCGAAATCTATGCCAGTAAATGTAGAAGGAAACGCAGCTGTAATAGTTCATTCAGAACATGTTAGAGCAATTATAGGAGAAGAAGAATAATGTACAGATATAAAGTACACGTTACACGAGTCGTAGATGGCGATACAGTTGATGTAGATGTCGATTTAGGATTTGGAATGATTTATAAAAAGCAAAGAGTTAGAATGATGGGTATTGATACACCTGAATCTAGGACTCGTGATTTAGAAGAAAAATTTTATGGTAAAGCAAGTAAAGCAAATTTAGTTAAAATGTTAGATGGCCAAGAAATACAAATGGTATCACATGATAAAGGAAAGTTTGGTAGAATACTTGGAGAACTTTTTATTGGAAATAGTTCATATAGTATCAACCAACAACAAATTGATGAATATCATGCAGTGCCGTATCTAGGTCAATCTAAAGATGATACAAAACAAGGACATCTTTGGAATAGAGAAGCACTTAATGAGCAAGGAATTATTTACGAAAATAATTAAAAAAACCCTGTACATTTACGTGAGTTTATGGTATAATACTATTAAATTATGGAGTTATTATGAAAGAATCTTTAAAAGTCCTGCAAGAATGTGCAGAATTACAAACCAAAAAATCCAACGATTATCAGAATCCTAATTCTAAAATAAGTCAAGCTGATTACTATCCGAATGGTATCACAACCATTCATGATATTATGCATGCCAAAATGCTAAGAATGCTATCTGTTATGGAAGCTATGCAATCTGATAACTATCAACCAAACTTCGAATCACTCGAAGACTCAGCTAAAGATTTAATTAACTATTCATCATTCTTTGTAGCTTACTGCAGAGATGGTATCCCAGGTCAAAATCCAAACAATGATATTTTCAACAGGAGTAAAGATGCATCAGACAGTTAATGATATTAGGACTCATTTTAAAAATGAGCTAGGTAACGAAAATTTTACTATTGATAAAACAGGCCAAAAGACTATTGAACTTATTGGTGCTTCATTTATTGCAGATGAAGATGCTATCTTTGGTACTCCAAACGCACAGTATATTGAACAAGAAATTGAATGGTATGATTCTGAGTCAACAAACATTTATGATATTAACAGAGGTGTAGATGCTGTAGGTAACGATATGGAACCACCACAAGCATGGAAATATACTGCAAACAAACATGGCGAAATTAATTCTAATTATGGCTTACTAATTTATGGTGAGAAATACTTTGAACAATATGAAAATGCACTTGAAGAATTAATTAAAAACCCAGACTCTCGCAGAGCATGTATGGTTTACAATCGTCCAAGCATTTGGCTTGAGTATAATGAAAATGGTAAAAATGATTTTATTTGTACTAATGCTGTAACATATTATATTCGTGATGGTTACCTAGATTGCGTTATTCAAATGCGTAGTAACGATGTTATCTTTGGTTATCGTAATGACTTTGCATGGCAGAAACATGTTAGAGATACAATGGCAAACGAATTAACTTTTAATAATATTGATGTACAAGCTGGTGATATTTATTGGCAAGTGCAAAATTTACATGTGTATGAGAGGCACTTTGAACTTGTCAAATAAATTTGAATTTGCCCACGTCAAACAGAATAAATGGGATAAAAGATATATCGGTCTGGCCAAAGAAATTGCTTCTTGGTCAAAAGACCCAAGTAAACAAATTGGTGCAGTAGCAATTGGCGATAAAGGACAAGTACTTGCTCAAGGTTATAATGGATTTCCTAGAGGTATTGAAGATACTGAACTCAGATATACCGACAGAAGCGAAAAGTATAAGTATGTTGTACATGCAGAAATGAATTGTATTTACAACGCAACATTTAACGGAGTTTCACTACAAGGAGCTACTATATATATTTCAGGGCTTCCGGTTTGTAGCGAATGTGCTAAAGGACTAATACAAGTCGGAGTCAAAAGAGTCGTTTACGAATGTGGAGACGATGTACCAGATATTTGGAAAGAACATAACGAAACAACTATAGAATTATTAAGTGAGGCAGACATTAGTTATGAGCGAATACAGTAAAGAAGAACTAAAAAATTCAAAACGAATTTACAAATCGGCAACACCCAAGTATACGATTGATTGGTATTTAAAATGGATTGCATCAGCATTCGTTTTATTTGCTATGTCAATTAGAGGTGTTGAAGGTATGCAAATTTACGACTTATATTTATCTATAATTGGCATATTCTTATGGACAATTGTTTCCTTTATTTGGAAAGATAGAGCACTAATCTTATTAAATGGCGTAGGATTAATGTTTTTAATTAATAACCTAGCCAGAACTATATCAGGAGCATAATGGAACATTTAATCATTCCCACATTAGGTAGAATCCATAAGCAAAAAACTTATAATAATCTACCTGATAAGTGGAAAGCAAAAGTAAAATTTACTGTTCAACCGCATGAGGTTGACGAAATGAGAGACATCTATGGCGATAAAGTATTACCATTACCAGAGTCAGTAAAAGGTTTATCACCTACTAGACAATGGATTTGGGATGAATTTTATGGCACTAGACACATGGTACTCGATGACGACATGGAGTACTTTAAATATAAAGGCCCAGCACCAGAACATCTAGATACCAAATGGGAAACTAGAGATATGACAGGAGAAGAGTTTGATGATGCTTTCAATACATTCAATAAATGGATGGACGAAGAGCAAATTTATCATGGCGGATTCTCAACATCTTGGGTTGTACCAGATTTAAAATACTGGCCACATCAAAACAATGTAAGGATTATGACTAATTCTTATTTTGATTCTAAAAATTTACCAAGAAATATTGTGTGGGATAAATTACCTACATCGCAAGATTTCCATGCAAACTTACAGTTGTTAACACAAGGATTTGCAAACAGAATTACAACAAGATATAGAGTTTCTATTTCTGCTACAAATGCAAAAGGCGGATGTTCAGAATATCGAACAGTGGAATTAAGTAATGAGGTACACAGAAAACTTGCTGAAATGTACCCAGACTATGTTTCATTAAAAACAAAAACATTAGCCAATGGTCCATGGAAAGGCGAGGAACGAGTTACTTGCCATATTCAATGGTCAAAGGCATATAAGGATGCAATGAAAGCAAAGGCATCTAATTCTTTGGAGGAGTTTTTCGGATGAAACATGCAGGTATAGTTCCACTAATTGGTGGTGAAATTTTGGCTTCAGATGAAGCTTATGGAAAAACACCAGAATATCTAATGACATATTCTGGATTTATGGGTAATGAAGAACATCTCATTAAGCATTATAAAGATAATAATATTGATGTTCCTTATCATGTACTAGATGAAAACCCTGGTGTAAAACTAGAAAATGTAGATGTTGTTTCATCTGTATGTCCATGTGCAGGTTTAAGTACTTATCATAATTCTCACGGAGAGCAAAACGAAAATAATCAGTGGATGGAAAAATCATCTGAGTATGTTTTAAAACAGGTCAGACCAAAAGTACTGTGGGGAGAGAATGCACCAGGTCTGGCTGGAAAAATAGGTGCATTCATGAGAGAGAAGTTGTACCATCTTGGCCAAGAAAATGGGTACAACTTCTCCATTTATCTTACTAAAAGTTTAAATCATGGCAGTCCTCAATATCGTAAAAGAACATTTTTCTTCTTTTGGGATAAAGAACATTTCCAAGATAGGATTCCAGTACTTAATTACTTCGATAAAGAAAGACCAACTATTCAAGAGTTACTCTTAAATGTAAAAAGTAATTTTCAAACTGAAGTACTAAATAAAAAGATACCAAGTCAAGATGACCCATATTACAAATATATGCTAGAAGTTGTAAAAGGCGGAATGACTCATGCTGAATATTCTGAATCTGTAGCACATGAAGAAAAATCAGTTACCATTGAGTCTAGGTTAATGAAAATGGGAATTAAGCACGGAACAATTGCAGAATGGATGGATGAATATCCAGAGTTTGAAAGAGAAGCTGCAAAAGCTAGACGTAAACATGCAAAATTAGAAGCAGGTGGAAACATCATGCTAAGAGGTACAATTATTCCAGTGAATTATATTGGAGCATTTGTTGTACATTTACCTAAGGTTGTAGCCCATCCAACTGAAGATAGATATCTAAGTATAGCTGAAGCAAAAGCTATTATGGGATTACCAGATAGCTTAGAAGTTATTGACCCAATGAAAAACTATAATCATATATGTCAAAATGTACCATTTAAAACAGCTAAGGATATGGCAACTGAAGTAAAAGCAGTGTTAGAAAATAAAAGAGATTTAATTGAAACATCATATTTATTTCAAAACAATTTGGCTAGAAAAGTAGATTATAAAAGAGATGAAAATAGTTTGGAGGCATTTTTATGAGTAACGAAGTAGCAGAAGTTACAGGACTAAAAGTAAGAGTCCTATTGACTGGCACAGCAGGATATCGCAAAGGATTTATTGCTAATTATTTTTTAGATAAATATAAAGATACTTATGATATTACTGAGTACTTAGGAGACATTAGAGATTTCAACGAAGATTTAACCAAATATGATATGGTGCTTCATTTAGCAGCAATGGCTGGAGTACGAAGGTCGCATGAAATACCACAAGAGTTTTGGGAAGTAAATGTTGATGCATCTAAAAAGATTTTTACTGCTTGTGAATTTTATAAAACACCAGTTATATACGCATCATCTTCATCAATTTATGAATGGTGGTTATCTCCCTATGCTGCAAGTAAAAAGGCTATGGAATCTATTGCACCTTTAGTTTCATTAGGATTAAGATTTCACACTGTGTATGGACCAAATAGTAGAACAGATATGTTATATAGAAACCTAGAAGAAAGAAACGAAAAGATTACATATCTAACAAATCATACAAGAGATTGGACTCATGTAGAAGATGTCTGTAGTGCAATTAATATTTGTATGAAAAACTATCATAAGTTAGCAAAACATAAAGCAATTGATGTTGGGAACGGTAAACCAGTATCAGTAAAAGAAATGGCAGATAAAATTTGGCCAGATAATAATTTACCAATTAAAGAAGTAACGGGTGAAAGACAAGATACATGTGCTAATCCAAAAGAGCTTATGGAACTTGGTTGGAAACCTAAACATTTCATTATGGAGGAAAAATGAGAATAGCAATTATTGGACACGGCTTTGTAGGAAAAGCTGTTGATTATGGATTTAGTAATCCCGATGTAGAGAAAAAAATACTCGACCCAAATTATGGTCATGATGGTATTGACCAACAACAGTTAGTAGATTGGAAACCTCATTTAACTTTTGTTTGTGTACCAACACCTATGCTAGATGATGGTGATATTGATACAACTATTTTAGATAGTGTAATGGAAAATTTAAAAGAATTAACAAGTATGATTGTAATTAAATCTACTATTACACCAAGTACAATTGATAAATACAATCAAGTAAATGTACTATATAACCCAGAATTTTTAACTGAAAAGTCAGCATGTGAACAATTTGTAAATCCAGAGTTTCACATTATCGGCGGATTACAAGCTCAAGCTGAGAAACTAGAGTACTATTACGAAACCTTTAGTTTATGTTCACCTTGTCCAGTTTATAAAATGAATAAGGCAGAAGCAAGTTTTGTAAAATATGCTATTAATTCATTCTTATCTACAAAAGTAACATTCTTTAATCAGCTATACGATGCATGTAATCAATACGGCGATGTAAACTTTAATAAAATTATTAAAGCCGTAGGTGCTGACGATAGAGTAAGTATTTCCCATACTAAAGTTCCAGGATATGATGGTAAACAAGGTTATGGCGGAGCATGTTTTCCTAAAGATACTTTAGCATTTTCTAAGTTTAGCGATAAGCTGACTCTTTTGGCTAAAGCGATTGAGATTAATAATGAATATAGGTCACAATACGATAGGGACGATAGAGAAAAAGAGCAAAACATTCAATTTAACCATGTACAAAATGGTTAAAGTATGGTATAATAACACATTAATAGGAGAAAACTATGTTAACTGTAGGAAATAAATTCCCTGAATTCAATTTACAGGGTATTTCAAAAGATAACGAATTTATTAGTGTAGATGTAAGTAGCAGCTATGAACCTTTGAAAAAAGATTGGACTGTAGTTTATTTCTATCCTAAAGATTTTACATTCATTTGTCCAACTGAGATTGCGGCAATGGATGAATTAAACGGTGATGCAAATGTCATCGGAATCAGCGGTGATAATGAGTTCTGCAAATTAGCTTGGAAAAAAGAAAATGAGTTAATCGGAAGTATTCAGCATCCACTTGCAGCTGATTGTGGCTTAGGTTTAAGCCATGCACTAGGTATTGTTAATGAAGCAGAAGGCGTTTGCTATAGAGCAACCTTTATCATTGATAAAGACAGTGTTATCCAACACGTGTCAGTCAACGCACTCGATACTGGCAGAAATGCACAAGAAGTATTGAGAACACTAAAGGCACTTCAGGCTGGAGGACTAACTGGATGCAGTTGGGAACCAGGGGAGGATTTCGTTGCCTAAAGTAGATTTAACAGCACGGAAGAGACATCCAAGAGACAAAAGGCCAGTTAAGCCAATGCCTTTTGATGTCGCTTTAAGAAAATTTAAAAAACAATGTGAAAGAGCAGGTATTGTTCAAGAAGTTCGCGAAAGAGAATTTTATGAAAAACCAGCACAGAAGCGTAGAAGAAAGAAAAAAGAAGCCGTAGCAAGATGGCGTAAGACTGAAAGGCAAAATATGCCTGGTTCAAATAGGAGAAGAAAATAATGTCAGTAATGGATAAATTAAAAAAGAATAGTAGAATTAAAGAAACACAAATTCTACAAGATTCACATTTCTTTACAGAAAAGGATATGGTTACAACACCAGTTCCAATGGTCAATGTTGCTTTATCAGGCGATATTGATGGAGGATTATCATCAGGACTTACAGTTCTAGCTGGTCCAAGTAAACATTTTAAAACATCATTTGCTTTACTTATGGCAGCTGCTTATCTAAAAGAACATGATGATGCTGTATTATTATTTTACGATTCAGAGTTTGGTTCACCACAATCATACTTTGAAGCATTCGGTATTGATACATCTAGAGTTTTACATACTCCAATTACTGATGTTGAAGAACTCAAATTTGATATTGTAAACCAATTAGATAACATCGAACGTAAAGATAATGTTATTGTTGTTATCGATTCTATTGGTAACCTTGCTTCTAAGAAAGAATTGCAAGATGCTAAAGATGAAAAATCAGTTGCAGATATGTCAAGAGCTAAAGCACTTAAAGGCTTATTCAGAATGGTTACACCTTACTTAACTATGAAGAATATTCCATTGCTTGCTGTAAACCATACTTATCAAGAGATTGGTTTATTCCCTAAAGCAATTGTTTCAGGCGGAACGGGTATCTATTACTCAGCTGATAACATTTGGATTATTGGAAGACAACAGCAGAAAAAGTCAGGAGAAATCAAAGGCTATAACTTTGTGATTAATGTTGAGAAATCTAGGTTCGTAAAAGAAAAATCTAAGATTCCAGTATCAGTTACATGGGAAGGTGGTATTTCAGAATATGGCGGAATGCTCGATGTTGCCATGGCAGGTGGCTATGTTGTAAAACCAAATGTTGGTTGGTATGCTAGAGTTGATAGAGAAACTGGTGAAATTGTTGAACCAAAAGTTAGAGAAAAAGATACACTAACTGAAGAGTTTTGGAAACCAATTTTAGAAGGCACAGACTTTAAAGAGTTTGTTAGAACATACTATTCAATAGGTCATAAACCATTACTTGATGTAGAAATTGACCCAGACAACACTGTACAAGAGGACTAAAATAGTGTATAATGGTAGTATAGATTCTGGAACATTTACAATGGTCGAACATCCAGGTTCTGAGTTTTATGGAATTAAAATTCAAAAAGGAAAGTATGCAGATGTTATCGTAACTTATGGTGCAGTCTCAGTAAAAGAAGACCCAGCCAACGATACTGCAAAACTTTCCTTTAATTGGAACCTTACTGACCCAGGAGAATTTGAACCAGATGACTTATTAAAGAATGAAGAATTTCAACATTATTTAGGCGATTTACTACAATATATAATTACGGATTCATTAGAGAACAGAGAGGCAAAGATTGGAACTGCAGACACACATCCTAAATCAACTGATAAATAACGAGGACTTTTGCCGTAGGGTAATTCCTTATATTAAGAAAGATTATTTTGAAGGCACACATAAAATTGTCTTTGATATGATTACAAAGTTTGTTGCTAAACACAATAAACTACCAACATCTCAAGTTTTAGCTTTAGAGCTAGAAAAACAAAGTGCACATCCCGATACATTAAATCAAGCATCTACGCTTATTAATGAAATTGCACAAAAGTCAGATGTTGATACCGATTACTTAATTAACGAATCAGAAAAATGGTGTAGAGATAGAGCAGTTTATAATGCCATAATGGAATCAATCCAAATCATCGATGGTAAAGACCAAGACAGAAGTGAAGGTGCTATACCTGAAATACTATCAGAAGCTCTTGGTGTTTCATATGACCAAGATATTGGTCACGATTATATTGATAATTCAGATGGCCGATTTGAATTTTATAATAGAAAAGAAAATAGAATCTCTTTTGATTTAGATTACTTTAATAAAATTACAAAAGGCGGACTGCCAAATAAAACATTAAATATCGCCCTTGCTGGTACTGGTGTAGGTAAATCTTTGTTTATGTGTCATTGTGCCGCATCAGTACTAGAACAAGGCAAGAATGTTTTATATATTACAATGGAAATGGCCGAAGAGCGTATTGCTGAACGTATCGATGCTAACTTAATGGACTTACCAATCCAACAACTTGAGACTTTACCTAAAAACGTTTTTAACGAAAAGATAGGTAAAATTGCAAAAGGAACAATTGGTAAATTAATTGTAAAAGAATATCCAACTGGTGCAGCTCATACTGGCCACTTTCGTGCTTTACTGAACGAATTAAAGATGAAAAAGAACTTTCGTCCGAATATCATTTACATAGATTATTTGAATATTTGTGCATCTAGCCGTATGAAAGGCATGGGTGGAAGTATAAATAGTTATTCATACATCAAAGCCATCGCGGAAGAATTACGTGGCCTTGCTGTAGAGTTTGATGTACCTATTGTTTCGGCAACGCAAACAACCAGGTCAGGGTTTAGTAATACAGACCTTGGATTGGAAGATACATCAGAGTCATTTGGTTTACCAGCGACAGCTGATTTAATGTTCGCTTTGATATCAACTGAGGAATTAGATGAGCTAGGTCAAATGATGGTAAAACAATTAAAAAATCGTTATAACGACCCGACCAAGTACAAGAGATTTGTGATTGGTATAGACAGGTCCCGCATGAAATTATATGATGTTGAAGAGTCAGCTCAATCCGACATAATGACGGATATGATACCTGACAAACCAATAAATAAATTCGGGGAGTCTGAAAACAAAGACACCTTTGCGGATTTCAAAATATAGAGAGGAAAATATATGAATATGTTACTAAAAGCTAAAGATTGGGCAATGGACAGACTAGGAGAAAGAACATCTATTGATGGACTTGGACTAATCGCTGTTTGTGGTTCAGTAATCTTATTTGGCGGCTTAGCCAAACTACTCGCATGGGTAGGCCTATTATGGGGTGTTTACACCTTGGTTAAGAGTGACTAATTTTTATTATAGAAAAATAGCCTTTAACTAGGCTATTTTTTTGCAAGTTTTTTGAACAAAACACTGTACATTTCTATCAATACATGGTATAATTATTATATATTTTAAAAAGGAGTGAATAAAATGTCAAACGAAACAAATCAAATTATAATCGAAAGAATCGTAGAAGAGGTTGAGCAAATGTCAACTAGTGCGATTTTAAGAGAAATAGATGGCGGAATGAGACCAGGAATGTGTGATTCTTGGGACGAAAGAGTTGCCCTAACTGATAGAGATTGGGCTATAGCAAAATTATCAAATAAGAGGTTCGAAGAGTGGCCTCAAGGTTCTTAAGAAAATGTACAGGAAACACTGTACATTTACTTTTGATTATGGTATAATTAATAATAATAATAAAAGGAGTAAATAATGGATTATTATAAAGAGTTTGGATTACCACAGAATGCGACCGAAGACCAAATTAGGTCAGCTGTTGGTGCACCATCAATTGACGAAGAAGGCACATGCATGTGCGGAAAACATTTTAACAACTGCCCGGATGCATACGAGCACATGACACATGGAGTATAACATGAGAACAGATGCTTATATAATGACTGCTTTTACAGAATGTGCTGGAAGTATGTTAGAAATTGAAACTATCAGAACAGCAGTTAAGTCAATTAATAAACTTAATAAACTAAAAGAAAGATATGCAAAGAGCTCTTTTGAACATGGGTATTCAGTAAAAGAACCACAAAAACTACCAAGGTATAGAGTAACTCTACACGGTAGAGGTCCAAGGACAGAATTTGCAAAATCACTAGGAAGACATTCTAGAGCTTTTGATAGAGAATTACCATTAAAATTTGCGGAGAGAATTGATGTCTATATCCACGAAAGGTAAGCAAGTAGTTTTTGAAGTTAAAGCAAAACAACCACCTCCAACCAATCCAACCTGGAAAGCAGAATACGTCTTTGCACTATTAAAAGACGCTATGAAATTTGAAATAGGAATGAGAGAACAAGGATTCATAACTGAACTTAACCGTAAGTTCATATGATGAAACATACATTCCTCTAATTGAAAAACTTATAAATAGAATTAATAACTGGAGGATATATGAAATCTTTAAAAAGTTTCGTAATAAATGAAGCTGTACCTATGGGAAACCCAGAGTGGTCAAAACCTCATGGTAAATCAGGCCAAGATAGATTAGATATTTTAAGACAATTAGTAGCTCAAGATAAACCTATTGAATTAGCAAAAGGTGGAACTTTTAAAGTTGCTGATAAAGACGATGCTCTTGCAAAAATAGATAACTACGATAAAACTGGTCGAAGTGTTATATTTACATTAAACGGAACTGATGGTAACGTTTATAAAAATACACAAATAGCTAAATCAAAAGTCTTCGGCGGAGGCGGTGGTGGAGCTGGTGGTGGAACAGCAAATACTAAACTAACAGAATCTCATAATTGCCTAATGTTATCAGCTATGTTAATTCATGGCAATAATCATGACATCGAATATTTCACACCAGAAGTTCTAAAAGGCGCGGCCAAAGGAATTGATGTTGACGAAAAATTAGATAAAATGTTAGCACTTGAAGGTCCATGGTTTCAATCCTCTTATAATATTTCTAAGCTTTTAATTGAAAAAGGTTATGTAAATAAAGGAATGAAACTTTATCGTGGTACTCAAGGTATGAGTAAAGTTTATGTTGGAAAAGACCTTGCATATAAAAACACAGGATATAAACCATTAAAAGATGATAAATGGAATCCTGGAGATATATGGGCAGTGGTAGATGGATTTAATCATAAAAAAGAATTAGATATTTCTAACATTACTTCTTATAATAAATCTATTTTAAAAGAATTTGCAAATAGAAGATTAGTAGGTATTTCATTAAAAGGACCAGAAGTAAAATATCCACCTCCATTAAAAGAATATAATAATCAAGTACCACCTGATATTGATTTACACAAATATATGGGTTGTAAATTAGAATCCGGTAGAGGAACTTATTGGTCAGCTAAAGGTGGACAAATAATATTTGATACTGGAATCCTTACAGTAAAAGATAATACTGCAGGTGGAACTATTAAAGCAGAAATTAAAGGTAAAAACGCAAGAGGCGGTGGAATATCTTGGGGACCAATGCAGGATTATGTACAAAGAGAAACAAGAAAGAAATTACCAGACCATGCATCGGGTATTAGAAAAATGGCCAAAAATATTGCAGATGGTAAAGAACGAGATATAAAAGTTTATTATACATTATTTAATCACTTTTATAATAATACATCGTACGAAGAATTTAAAGAAGAACTTAAGCAAAAAGATTGGACTTGGATATCAGCAAAATTAGCACTGAATTATCTTTGTTATTACATTGATAAATCAGGCGGTAGAACAGCAAACGCATTAGTTACACAATTTGTAAACTATGCTGGCTCGAAAGGAGCCGAAAGTGCTGTCTATGTGAAAGCTGGTAAATAATGAAATATTTGATATTGGCTTCGGGTCGTGATGGCTCTACACAATTACTTCATGCAATACATGAAAGATTAGAAAGCCAAAATATGGCTGAACCATATCAAAAGGTAAGTGAACCATATAACTATGATTTAGGTGTAAAAACCGATTTTATGAGAAGAAACATAGTTGTAAAATGTATAGTTAATAAGTTTCATATACCTGAAAGTTGGAGTCCAGAAGATGGCGAAGCAACCGATTTTTTTACAGGATTTGCTTTAAACTTTGATAAAACTATATTAATTAGAAGAAAAAACAAAGGTGAAAGATTATATTCTGCTTTACATGCACATAAACATGATACATGGGAAGGTGAATATAAACAGAAGCCAATAACATTAAACAGTAATAATTTAACTAATGAGATTGACGATTTTATAGATGCTGAAATTATAGCATATGAATTATCAAAATCGTTTTTAACAATTTATATGGAAGATTTATATACAGAAGACAAAGAGTTATCACAGAAAACTTGGAACAAAATATTTCCAAAAGAACCTGTACAATTATTCGAAAGTATGTATAATAAATACTTTGATATAAAACATAAAAAAGGTAAAGTATGAAGAAATTTACAAATTATCTAGCTGAGTCAAAAAATACACACATGACTCACATAGAAGATTTAATCCTTGACGGAGGAGTCAAGGGAGCCCGCCAAGCTATCCAAGCGCTTAGGTCACTGAGGGATATGTTAGCAGGTAGCACGAAATCACCTGTAGATGTTACTGTTAAATGGGACGGGGCTCCCGCCGTATTCGCAGGAATTGACCCATCAGATGGCCAGTTCTTTGTTGCTAAAAAAGGAATCTTTAATAAGAATCCTAAAATCTATAAGAATCATGATGATATCAAAGAAGATACATCTGGTGATTTACAGAAGAAACTTATATTAGCATTTGATAACTTAAAAGGATTAGGAATCACAGGGGTTATCCAAGGTGACTTTATGTTTGAACGAAAAGACTTAAAGAAGGAAACAATTAATGGAATTCCGCATATCACTTTCCACCCTAATACTATTGTTTACGCTGTACCTACTAACAATGATGTCGCTAAAAGCATCATGGCAGCAAAGATTGGAATCGTGTGGCACACAACTTATTCAGGAGCAACATTTGAAACAATGAGTGCTGAGTTTGGAAAAGAAATTGTACCAAAACTTAAAAAATCAAAGGATGTTTGGATGGTTGATGCTGTATTACCAGACCTTTCAGGCACAGCAACATTAACAGCAAACGACACAAAGGTATTATCAACTAAACTCTCAGCTGCTGGAAAAATGTTCCAAAAAATTCAAAGTAATGTATTAAAAGAAATAGAATCAAATAAAGAATTAAATTTAATCATTAATGTATATAATAACCGTATGGTCAGACAGGGCCAAAGAATTAAAGATACTAAAAAACATGCTACTGGTTTAATAATGTTTGTTCAAGATAGATATGCAAAACAAATCGATAAATTATCGTCTACAAAGGGTAAAGATAATAAAGCAAAACAAAGAGATGCATTATTAAAGTTTTTTAGTAAGAATAATATAAAAAACTTAAAATTAATCTTCGATTTACAGAATTTTGTAATAAATAGTA